GTGTGCTAGGGCCAACCGGCGTTCCCGCTGCAGTGAAACCGGGTGCGATATAGCCCGGCTGACCCGGACGAAGTGCCGTAGGTGCTGCCACCGGCTTTGCTGGCGTCTTCGGAACAACACCCTTGTCCTGCAACTTGTGGATGATTGAGTCGGCCAGGTCACCGTAGCCCTGCTTCTGAAGCTCCTGGCGAATGGCCTTAGGATCGGTCGACGGCCCCAGGGCGAGGGGGGTCTTGCGGTGGAACATCTGCTCCAACGTTGTCCCAGCTAAGAATGCGCCGCCGATGATCCCCGCAAGCGGTCCCGCGGCGGCCATAAGTCCGGCCTTGCCGGTCAGCGCAGCCGCACCGCCACCGGCCGCGGCCGCACCGCCAGCTTCCTCTGCTGCCACCCTCTCCTCCGCAGCGGTAGCACCCGGCCCGCCAGTCACCCCAGGGATCCCGCCTCCTACGACCCTGACCCACATTGGATTGGCCGCCGTCGAACCCAGCTCGCCGACCTTGCCGAGAACCTTGCTGGCAAGTCCGCCCGCACCGCCCTTACCGGCACCCTTCTTGAAGAAGCCAGCGACGCTCTCAAACCCGCCCTTCGCGCCCGACAGTATCTTGCTGCCGACCATCAGATAGCTGATCGCCGCGAGCGCCGGGGCCGGGATGTTCTTGACCACGAACGCAACTGTTGAGCCCAGTGGCTTCCATGCCGCCGCCAGCGTGTTCATGTCGGCGACGAGGTTCTTGATGATCGGCCAGAGCTGATCGAGCTTGTCCATCGAGCGCGAGAAGAAGCTCACCAGGCCTTGCCGGTTGCCGGGCTGGTTGAGCTTGTCGACGGCCGAGTTGAGCTTGTCGGCCCAGCCCTGGATCTTGCTGGTCCCCGGTCCGGCAGCCGTGCCCATGATCGTGCCGAGCAGGCGCCCAACACCCTTGAGCAGGCCCATCCACGCCTTGAACGAATCGACCATCTGGCTGATCTGCGAATGTCCGCGACGGCTCTCGGTCCAGTTGGCAAATGCCCTGGTGAAGCGCTCAAACGCCGGACCCGCCTTCTCCAGATCCGGCACAAGCTGATGGACGATGCTGGCGATCCCCTCCAGGATGTTGACGAACCCCCGCATCGTTCCTGGCAGGTTGGAGCGGAAGATCTTGGAGAGATCGTCAAACAGCCCGAACGCACCGCCCCGGATCACCGGCGCGAGGATCTTCTCGAACGCGTCGGCGATCGCGCTCACGTTCGCGTTGACATCTTTGGCAAGCCCCGGCAACGCGTCGCGCATCGCAGCGATGCCGTCGTTGGCGATCTTGAAGAACGAGGCGCGCGCCGGTGCCGTCGCCTTCTTCCACGCCGACTCAAAGCCCTTGAGATTCTGTGAGAGCTTGGCAACACCAGGGTTGGCCTTGGCGAGCGCGTCCAGCTCCCTCTGGCGCCTCTGGATCGAGGTCTTGTTCCCGGACGCGATCGCCGTGTTGAGATTCGTGACTGCCTTGTTGTAGTTCTGAAGCTGGGTGATCGCAGGCTTGGCGATCACCACCAGCGATCCCAACCCGGCCGCGAACGATCCGATCAGCCCGCCACCGAGCAGCACACCGCCGCCGACAGCCATCCCCAGCGACGCCACCAGCGACGTCAGACCGCCCACCAAGGCGCCGATCCACGGCAGCACCGCGATGATCGCCCACCCCATCATCGGGATCCCGGTCACAAACCCCTTGATCCCGCCGACCACACCGCCGAACAGGCTGGTGAGCGTCTGCAGCGGCTTGGGCAGATCGGACTGGATCATCTTCTTGAACGCCTTGAAGTGATTGACGACGTTGCGCAGCACCCCAGGCATCCGGTCGATCTTCTTGACGGCGCTCTCCGTCTTCTTGCCGAGCTTCTCGGTCTCAGTGCCGAGCTTCTTGGTCTCGGCAGTGGTGCTCTTGAGCATGTTGCCCTGCTTGTCATAGGTGCGCGTCATCCCCATCGCACCGCCGCTGCTGCTGCCCATCGCACGCAGCTTCTTGTCAGTCTTGGTCGCCTCATTACGGATACTCCTGAGCGCCGGAGACGCCTTATCCAAGAGGACGAACGCTGCTTCGATACTTACAGCCATTTACGGTAAATCCTTTGTGACCTGAGGCGGCACGGCTAGCCCCCTAGCGCTCGGCCTACGCGAGTGCTCTGCTTGCCACCAGCGAGCCTGGACTCGTTGTCCATCGCCATCAGGCCGCACCCGTAGATGAAGTGGCGCAGACGGCTCGGGTACAACGGCGGGCGCGGCTCAGCGTGGAGCTGGCCCAGCGGCCGGTAGTCGGAGTCCAACCCGTTGTAGAGCCTGTAAGGATCTTCACCTCCGTAACGCCAGGCCAGGTAGAGAAGCTGCGCCTCCCCCCCGGCCTTGATCAGCCCCGCGCCGACAGCGCGTCCCTGACGTCCTCGTCGTCGAAGCCTGACAACGCCATGATCTGCGCCGAAAGCTGGGCGACCAGACCCGGCTTGCGAGCGAAACGCTTGAGCAGGATCGCCTCGGGCGGCTTGCCCTGCTGCTCGGCAATCGCCTGGATGTCGGGCTCGACCGAGCCCACGACGATCACCTTGAGGTTGCCAAGCTGATCGACCTGGAACTCGTCCTGGCGGCCGCGACGCCGAAGCTGCTGGGTCTGGCGCTGGATCCGGCGCAGCTCGTCACCGTCGATCGGGCGCACCACCCAGGTGATCCAGCGCTCCTGCTCGCCGACGCCGATGTTCAGCTCGATCGTGTGGGTCGGCTCGACGTCCTCCTCGGGATCCTCGGACAGGAACCATTCGGTCGCGGACTGCGCCTCGGCCGTGTTGACCTTGGCGTCCCGCGACAGGGCCTCCATCACCTCGGGAACGGGCCGCACCTCCTCAGTGCGGTCCTCGCGGCCTCTCAGGGCCGTGGGCGGCGGCAGCGTAGCAGCCGTCGGCGGCTGCTTGGGAGTCCCGTCCGCGGGCGGGGCTGCTGTCTCAGGCATGATGCTGCTCCTTCGGGGCCGGTGGCCTCGCGATAGGTGGTGTGATCAGCCATGCCGTGTCACCTCGCGGAGTGCTCGCGTAGAGGACTGTCGTTGCGTGAGGGGCTCTGGATCAAAGCCGCGCTCCCCCTCGGGCACGCGGCAGGCGACCTCGATCTTGCCCATCTGGGCAAGCAGGTCGCGCTGACCATGCGAGTTCTTGCTGGCCAGATAGACCTTCAGCTCCAGCCACGCCCGTTCGTGGTCGACGATCATGATCAGACGAGCTGGTCGACCAGCTTGACGGCGGGGAGCTGAGTGGTCGGATCGAGCACGTCGGGGATGGCCTCGAACGTATGCAGTGGCTGCTCTGTCTCCCAGCCGAAGCTGAAGGCCTTGTCGATCACGTCATCGGTGATGTTGAAGCCGAGCGGCAGATCCCAGATCAGGCAGCCGTTGAGCTGCCAGACCTCGTAGCCGAGCGCATCCGGATCGTCCAGGTAGACCTGCATCGAGAACGAGCGCATCTGCCCGCCGGGCTGGCCGCGCAGCTTGCGCCGATCGTCGACCGACATCCCCATGTACTGATGGATGTAGTTCTCCCAGTGCGTGTCGATCTTCTGGACATTGAACGTACCCTCACGCGTCTCCCGTCCAGGCTTGATCCCCATCCGTGTGGTGCCCACCAGCGGCATCTCGATCTTGGCGATCGTGATCGTCGCGGTGACATTGGTGATCTCGGCGCGGACGTGACCGTCCATCATCACGTATCCGTACATGCCGCTGAACCTGTAAAGCCCCGCGGCTGAGCCAGTGTCAGGCAAGGCTCACCTCCTAACTAATGAAAATTGTGTTGAAAACTTGTTCCACACTGCGCCCGAACGCGATCCCGTACTTGACCGCGATGAACTCGTCCTCGTCCGACGGCGGCGGGTCCGGGTCGACGCCGACGGTGAAGCCCGACTGGATCACGCCGCGATCGGCACGCGCCTTGATCACCTCGTGCGCGTGACCGATGACATAGGCCCGCGTGGAATCGTTGACCTGCAGCTCGCCGATCGCGTTGTAGGCCGCCCAGTCGGTCATCTCCAGCTCGATCCCCTGCATCGTGCGCAGGAACTTCGGGTTGCGGTAGATCAGGTACGGCCGGTTGGGATCGGTCATGCCCGTGTACGTGGTCAGGCCCTTCTCGACCCTGATCGGCGAGATCGCGTTGGAGTCCTGGGAGAACACGACAACGCCGCCGTTGAAGCACGACAGGATGTCGGTGTCGGTCGGCAGCGTCCCGGCACTGGTGCCCTGCAGCCGCGCGAACGTGAGGCTTTTGCTGTCGCCGCGCTGCGCCAGGATGCCCGCTACCCGCGGCGCAAGCTGCGCTGTGCTCAGCGTGCCCAGCTCGTCGTCGATCAGTGTGCCGACGCCGACGTTGACGAAGTTCGGATCGCCGAGCGACGCCGACCGCGCGATTGCCACCGTTGCCGTGTCGCCGACGTCACCGCCGACGACGGCCATGAACCGCTTGCCGTTCTGGTTGAGCTGCACCACCCAGGTCTTCAGCGACGCCAGGATCGCCGAGTCGACCAGATTCCCGGCCGCGAAGATCGAGAACCGCGACGTGCCGAACACGCTCATCATGGACGTGTACTCAGCCGGGGTGAGCGTCGAGCCGTCGTTGCCGCCCGTCAGCGGCTGGTTGGTGGCCGGGGTGATCGCAGTGCCGGTGGCCGACGCGGTGGCCGTCACCCAGGCGGAGTTCGCGTTGATCTGATCGCGCACGCTGTTGATGTCGGTCGCGACATAGGTGTAGGTCTCGACGGTCAGGCCCTCGACCATGATGATCAGGTCGTCGTCACCGGAGGTCGCGCTCGTCTGCACGGTGACGCTGATGTTCTGGCCATAGCTACCCTTGTACAACGCCGTCAGCGTGAGCGTCCCGAGCGTCAGCGCGGCTGCCGCTGCCGATGCCGCCGCCATGCGGTAGACGAGCACCTGCCCGGCGCCGCCACGACCCGAGATGCCCTCGCCCTTGAAGGCGCCCTTGACCGCACGATAGGCATCGGTCGTGGCCGTCGGCCCGAACTTCGCCTGGAAGTCCGAGAACGAGCTGGTCGCCACGATCACGCTGTCCGGCCCCCAGTCGTGGCTGACGCTGAGTGCCACGATCGAGCCGACGTTGGGCAGCACCGTCTCGACCGGCGCGGCCGCCCAGTTGAAGTACGCGCCCGGACGCGGAGGACGCGCATTCTTGGAGAAGACACCCGGCATGCGTTACCCCTCCCCGACCGGCTTCTGTAGCCAGTCTGCGATCAGGGACTTGGCCGCCTCGGCGGTCATCTCCTCATCGCTGTCGTGACCGTACAGAGCACCGGCCGCCACGTGAGACGGACACCCGAGAAAGCTCAAGCTCTCCGCGATCAATCGTCCGACCGGGATTCCAACCTCGACCGGCGCAGCCGACGTAGCGGGCGCCTCCTCTTCCTCGGCCGCCGCTTTGCGTGAAGTTCGTGGCTCAGGCACGGTGCTCCTCTCTGTGAGCGCTCATGCTCGCGATACTACGGCCGCCTTTCGGCGCCTCCACAGATGGGTTGCTAGCCCTGCCAGGACTGCCGCAGGCCCGTCATCGGCGGCCCTGTGCTGGTCGGCTCAGCGAGCCTGCGCCAACTCAAGCGCACATCGCAGACCACGCTGTAGAGCTTGTTGTCGTCGGGGTCCACGAACGGTTGCGTCGACAGGTCAGCGACACGCATGAACCCGCGCGGCACCCACATGCCGGGCTGATTGAGCGGCACGCCGTCGTAGTTGTAGAGCGGGACGCGCAGCGGGCGGCCGTTCTCGGCACCGACGCGGAAGGTACGAAACAGCGCATCCTCGACCGTCTGGGCACGGAGGATCGCGTCCTCGGGATCGTCGCCCCGCAGCGGGTAGGCGATGATCTCAAACGGCTGGTTGACGTCGGCGAGGAAGCGTCCGCCGGTCAGGATGTAGGTCGCCGACGCGACCTGGCGCACACGCGCGTAGGGGCGCTCGAACGCGCCCTGCTCCGCGGACAGGCGCACCTCCCAGGCGTCGCCGAGCGCCGCGGCCACGTAGCGCTTGAGCGAGCGCAGCGCATCGGTGATGCTGCGCCCGACGTCGATCGGCCCGCTCACTCCGCTCTGGATAGGCCCCCACGACGGCGTCGTCACCTGCGTCTGCCCGCCCGCATCGGTCAGCGTCACCGTGCAGGTGAGCATCGTGCCGATGTCGGACTGGGCCAGCGTGAGCGCACCGGTGCTGCCGGTGTCGACGCCATTTGACCACTCGTAGTCGACGGTGTCCGCGCCGGTCTGCGCCATGTTCACGGTCACGGTCCCGCCGACTACCACATCACCCGTGAGCGCCGGGCCGACGAGGAAGGCGGGCACGCTCACGGAATGATCACCCCGCGCATCGACGCCTCGACCTGAGCTTCCATCTCACGCTTGAAGGCCTGCAGGTCCGATTCCATCATCACGTTCAGCGTCGCGTAGATCATCGACTGGGCCTTCTCGATCATGTGGTGGCCCTCGGAGCCCGGATGCCACACGCGCCGTGCCCGGAACCACCGCCCGGTCTTCGGGTCACGCCAGGCCAGCCACTCGTTGGGCGGCTTGGGCTCGATCAGGTACTTGCGGTGCTCCGGTCCGTACAGGCCGGTGCCGTAGTTGACGTACGGTGCATAGTCGACATCGGTCGCCACGCGCGCCGTCGTACGCCTCCCGGTCGGGCT